CCATTTGATAATATTCCATATATTAATATTAATGCGATTGGGAAGCAGTGGATTCGTAAATATGCCTTGGCTGTCTGCAAAGAGATGTTAGGACAGATTCGCGGCAAGTTTACCACGATGCCAATCCCCGGGGAAAGCGTGACGCTAAATCATTCTGAATTATTAGCACAAGCAAAAGAAGAACAGCAACAGTTGCGTGATAAATTGCACGAAATGCTTAAGGAGATGGAATACCCGGCCCTCGCCAAGTCGGATCAGGAGCTTACGGATGCCGCAACCAATGTGCTTAAGGTTACTCCGCTTCCAATTTTTGTAGGATGATAAGTGATGGCAGATAATGAATGGGAAAGACCAAAGGCGCCGCCTCCTCCTCTTTTTCTAGGAAAGAAAGAGCGGAATTTAGTTAAACAAGTTAATGATGAGCTTATTGAAAAGGTCATCGGACAACAGATTCTCTATTACCCTATTGACTTGCCTGCTACTGATTTTCATGGATTGTATGGGGAAGCGATTAAAAAGACCTATCTGCCCCCAATTCGGGTCTATGCTTTGGTTGAGTTTACTAACTATCAAACCGAATATATGGAAGGATTCGGAGTTGATAAATCATGGGAAATTTCTATTCATTTCCATCGGCGTAGATTAACTGAAGATCAAGATTTATATGTACGTGAAGGCGACTTTGTATTATATGGCGATTATTACTATGAAATTATAAAGCTCGAAGAGCCTAAATTGCTTTTCGGACAAGCTACACATAGTTTTGAAATTAAAGCTACATGCAAGCGCGCGAGAAAGGGACTGTTCGATGCTACCTGATAATTTTAGTTTTGCGATGCTGCCCACCGGCAGCATAAACAAGGGCTTCACTTTAGAAGAAGTAGGCATGCTCGCGTCTACAATTGAAAACATAGATCAGTCGATTGTATCGTGGGTGAAAGAAGATCTTAAGCTCAGCGTTGATACGAATGAAGGTTTTACTCAAGTACCCGTATTATGGCAAGTCCCTGAGCGTGCCTATCAAGTTAAAAACGAAAAGGCTTTGCGCGATGATGCCGGCGCCCTGAAACTGCCCCTCATTAGTGTGGAGCGAACGGGTATAACCAAGGACCCAGCACGTAAAGGCTCTTTCCAAGCACATTATTACTCGGACAAAGATAATCAACGTAGCGGCCGCTTTGTGATCGCTCGGCGGATTGTTCAAGATAAGACGCGTAATTTTGCGGTGGCAGACGGGACACGCACCAATACCGGCGCCAGTCGTCAACGTTATTATCCGAGAACAAACAAGAAAGTAGTGATTCAATCATTATCGGTGCCGATCCCCGTCTATATTAATTTGGAATATAAAATTTCTATTAGAACCGAATATCAACAGCAAATGAATACTCTATTAACTCCTTTTATGGGAAGAACTGGACAGATTAACTCAGTTGTACTAAAACGCAATGGACATTTATATGAAGCATTCATAGATCAGAACTTTACACACAATAATAATGTATCGAACTTGGGAGATGAACTGCGCTTGTTTACCTCAGAAGTTAATATTCGTATATTAGGATATTTGATGGGAGAAGGAGCAGATGATGACCGCCCCATCATTACCCTCGAAGAAAACGCCGTAGAGATTACTTTTCCCCGCGAAAGCCTCGCTGCCCCCGGCAGTTCCGACTCCTTTGGAAACGTTTGGAGCGGAAAGACACCTCCAGATGAGAGTTCCGATGGGAGTTCCTGAAGTGAAGGGGTATTTTTCTTGTTAGTTCAGGAGCTTTTTGAGAATAGAAATACTATTTAATTAATGATTGTAGTAGCATATTTTCGCAATTGTTGTAAAGGAAAAAACACGATATGTCAGTAAAGAACTTTAAATTTGTATCTCCGGGCGTTTTTATCAATGAAATTGATAATTCGTTCATCCCCCAAAGTGCAGACGTAATTGGTCCAGTAGTTATTGGACGCGCACAGCGCGGACTAGCGATGCAACCCGTAAAGGTGCAATCCTATTCCGAGTTCGTTGAAATGTTTGGAGACACTGTACCGGGTAATGCCGGCGGCGATGTTTACCGTAATGGTAACCTCCAGTCTCCCATGTATGGAACGTATGCCGCTAAAGCTTTCTTAAGAGCAAACGTCGCACCCCTGACATATGTGCGCCTTTTAGGACAGCAGTCCCTTACGCCAACCACGGCGGGCCAAGCCGGCTGGGAAACCTCCAAGGATCCAGCGAGCACAATTGCCACTAATGGTGGAGCATACGGACTCTGGGTTTGGCCCTCGTCTTCTTCTCCCGTTTATTTAGGTGGAGACCCGAATCAGCTAGGAACACTCGCCGGTATTTGGTATATTAACAGCAACGCACAGGTCGCTCTAAGCGGCACCCTGCACAGCACCGATGCAACTACAGCAGGCATTGGCTATGTGATTGGTAATAATACGAGCGCCCCTTACCAGTTTACAGTCGAGATTACCAATAACGATCAGGCAAATGAAAAGATTCGATTCAACTTTGATGACTCTTCTGATCTGTTTCTCCGCAAGAGGTTCAATACGAACCCTCAATTAGCATCGGATTCGACAACCTTCTTTCCCGCTGCTGCACATAAGAATTATTGGCTCGGAGAATCCTTCGAGCAAGAATTATTGGACGGTCCACATGCCTCCACAGGCACTTTCACTGATATTAGTGGTAGTAGCTTGGTAGGAGTCGCCCTGCATGGAGTGCTCCTCCCTGTTGCATTAAGTGGAAGTGTGACTACTGGTCCTCACAATGTTAAAAACAAGGCATCCGTTGAAGGCAAAGCCGGCTGGTTTATTGGACAGGATCTTGGCGCCCCCGCTAGTTTCTATCCCCAAAACCAACAGCAACTGTTCCGCCTCATAGGACGAGGACATGGCGAATGGCTGCAAAAGAATTGCAAGGTGTCAATTTCTAATATTAAGCGCTCAACCAGCACTTCTACCGATTATGGTACATTTAGTGTCTTGGTTCGTCACTTGCACGATACGGACAGCAACGTACAGATTATCGAACGCTTTGATAATTGTAGTTTAGACCCGTCTTCTCCAAGTTTCGTTGCACGAAAGATTGGAGATCGGTATACAGCTTGGGACACCACTTCTCGACGTTTGAAGACTTATGGAGAATATCCCAACCAGTCTAAATTCATTTATGTTCAAATGGACGCCGACGTCGAAGGCGGTGCAACCGACCCCGAGCTTCTTCCGTTCGGATATTACGGACCTCCCCGCTTTAAGGGATTCACGGCTGGATATTCCATCCCAGCAAATCGAATGCTCGTCTCCCCCTATGAGGTTGTGAGTGGTGCCACCACCCCGGCCGCTAGTTTAGGCACACATGCCTGCTTCCTGCGAGTTAGTGGCGCCACAGGGCTCGTTAGTTGCACCGGAAGTATTGCCTTCCCAGTTGTACGCTTGCGTCTTTCTGCCTCTGATGGCGGATTGGCAGACCCAACCAGCGCATACTTCGGAATGCAGGGGACACGTACCAATGAAAGCACACGCACCTCGTTGAGTATAGCAGACCCGCATCGCTTGTGGACTGCTAGTTCTGTAGATGACCCTGTGAACGGGACACCACAAACAGGCGTGGAAGCATATCCTTATGTCTTCTCGTTGGACGATGTTATTAAAGATACAGGCCAGAATGGATATTATTATGCCTCTGGATCGCGTATCGCAGGAACTTCTGTTACTAGCGCATCTTATGGCGACTTGCTCGACTTAGGATATAACAAGTTTACCGCACCGTTCTGGGGTGGTTTCGATGGATTCAACATTCTTCTCCCTGACCCTGTATATAACAAGGGTATTGCTGGAGAAGGTGGTTCTGGAACCGGCACCGCAACCGAAAACAACAGTTCAGCTTACTATACTTGGAAGCGAGCCGTTGATACAGTAGCAGATCCGGAAGCTCTTAACATGAACCTTCTTGCAGCCCCGGGCCTTACCGTCAACTCCCTCACACAGCATATGATTAACGTATGCGAGGAGCGCGCCGATGCAATGGCCCTCGTTGACTTGGCGAATGTATACATTCCGCCAGCAGAAGCTTACAAGAGCACAAAGAAAGCACGTATTGGGACAACCCCTGTAGAAGCCGCTAAGGCTCTCCGCAGTCGTCGTATCGATTCGAGTTATGGTGCAACCTTCTATCCGTGGGTTCAGACCCGAGATGAAAACACCGGCATGCTGCTGTGGGTACCCCCGACAGTCGCCATGATGGGTGTTCTCGCTTCATCTGAAGCCCGCTCCGACTTGTGGTTCGCTCCGGCAGGATTCAACCGCGGCGGTCTGACAGACGGCGCCGCAGGCATCCCTGTGACGGCTGTGACCGAGAAGTTAACTTCCAAAGAGCGCGACACTCTTTATGATGCGCGCATTAATCCAATTGCCTCATTCCCCTCTAGTGGAATTGTGGTCTTTGGGCAAAAAACACTGCAGGAGCGTCAATCCGCTCTTGATCGAATCAACGTGCGACGACTGGTCATCTACTTGAAGAAGCAGATTTCCATTCTTTCCACTAAGATTCTGTTTGAGCAAAACGTTCAAGCAACCTGGAGTAGGTTCCGTGGGCTTATCGAGCCCTTCCTGGCAAACGTCCAAACTCAATTTGGAATCACCGAGTATAAGTTAATCCTCGATGAATCCACAACGACGCCGGACTTAATCGACCAAAATATCTTGTATGCCAAGATTATGGTTAAGCCTGCCAGGGCAATCGAGTTTATCGCAATTGACTTTGTGATTGCTTCCACGGGAGCTTCCTTCGACGATTAAAAGATGTGGGAGATTTTTCTCCCGCTCACTATTTAAATTTAGAATATATAGGAGTAACTAAATTATGCCATTCTGGTCAACAAATCACGCTGCTGACGCAAGTTTAAACGATCCCAAAAGAAAGTTTAGATTTGTAGTGCGGTTCGACGGAATCGATGACGGTTCTGGAACTGGCGGTACCCTCTGGTACGCCAAGACTGCCGCGAAGCCTTCCTTTCAGATTGCTTCGGCCGAGCACAAATATTTGAACCATACGTTCTATTATCCTGGTGCTGTGACATGGCAAGATGTTGCAATTACATTAGTTGATCCTGTGAACCCTGATATGGCTGCGACTTTAGCCGATATCGTTCAAGCTGGTGGATATCATCCCCCCGCAAATTCAACCGACTTGTCTACAATGACCAAGGCATCGGCGGCATCTTCTCTCGGCTCTGTTACAGTGTCGCAGATCGATCACAAGGGTGACCCTCTGGAAACGTGGACGCTGTGGAACGCTTTCATTACAGAATTAAAGTTCGGAGATTTGGAATACGGGTCTGATGACCTAACAGAACTCAGTCTGACACTGAAGTATGATTGGGCTCGTCTTGTAACCGGTGGACCCGATGGCTCCGCGAAGAGTGGTCCCACCGCTGGCAAGAAGGAATTCTTTAACCTTAACAGCAGCGAGACTCCTAGTTAATATATAAAAGAGGTGAATATTGTCACGCAATAAAGATCGCTTGGGTACGGGCACCACTAAACCCGAAAATAATAGCCCCCCACCCCAAGTGTTACAACAAGAAACTCCGGGATTTGCATTCGTAGTCCCGACAGAGTTCGTAGAATTACCCTCCGGTGGTAATTTTTATGCTGAAACTCATCCGTTACACGGACAGGACAGCATTGAAATCAAGCAGATGACTGCAAAAGAAGAAGATCTTTTAACGTCGAGAACACTGCTTAAGAAAGGAGTCGCTTTAGATCGCGTGCTCCAAAGCTTAATAATCGATCCGAGTATTGATGCGGATAGTTTATTAGTAGGTGATCGAAACGCAATCATTATTGCCATTCGCAGTTCAGCTTATGGAAACATGTATGAAACAAAAGTGACATGCCCTGCGTGTGGAACACAACAAGAGCATTCTTTCGATTTAAATGAAGCCACAGTCTATCACGGAGAAGACGCTTCCGAATTGAATGTGACAAATAACAATGACGGCACTTTTACCCTTCAATTGCCCCAAACAGAGGTAGAAGTTACATTTAAGCTCTTAGATGGCTATGATGAAAAGGCTCTTGTAAATGTTGGCAATCGAAAGAAGTCGACACTCTTCGATAATATGATTACGACCCAATTGAGTAACATGGTCGTAGCCGTTAACGGCGATGACAGCACAGAAGCTGTCAATTATTTAGTTCAGAATATCCCATCCATTGACTCTCGACACATTCGAACTGCATACAAGCTTGCAGCCCCTAATGTGGACTTAACTCAAGATTTCGAGTGCGATGAGTGCGATTATTTAGCGGAGATGGAGGTGCCGCTTTCCGCGGACTTTTTTTGGCCTCAGCGATGAATACATGGAGAATGTCTACGAGGCATTCTTTTTCTTAAAATATAGTGGTGGATGGTCTTTTTCTGAAGCCTATAATTTACCCGTTGGATTGCGCACGTGGTTCGTGGAAAGGCTGATGCGTCAGCTTCAGGACGAAGCCGATGCCATCGAACAAGCTTCGAAGGGAGGAGGCTCCGCCCAGACCCTTAGTGCCCACAACCAACCGGGAATGCCTTCCGTGATTAAATGACAGAGCTTTGGCTCTGTCTTTTTTTTATGCAAACTAATTACTTAAGATTTACGAGATCTCTTAAGGTACCTTGATCCATGCCCATCATCCCTACTCCTGAAGAACTAGAACTACAACAACAAGCCCTTGAGCAGGCCAGAGAACAGCTTAAGATTACAAAAGAGCTGCGGAGTCTTGGCAGGGCCTCTGAGGCCCAGGTCGCGGCAGCCGTCGATGTTTTACAACAAGAACAAGTTGAGCTACGCCGGATTCGAGATATTCGTCGTGACTCATGGGCCGATCAACAAGAAGGACTTATACAACTTAATGAGGAAGTCCAACGCTTAGAAGGGTTAAATAGAACCCATCGTGTTACAGCCGAACTGCAAGAGTCCAAACTTGAATTAGCACGCGAACAGAGTAAAGTAGCACGCGAAATGGCGCGCCAAGGTCTGATTACCGCGGCACAACTGCAAGATATTTTAGATGTAGAGCACGAGATTGCTGATGCGATTGATGGTCAGCGGGAAGCGCAGGAAAGAAAGAATGCCCTTATCAAAAAAGGTGGTGCCTTACTCGCCACTACCTTAAGCGGTGTTGTAGCAATTGCCACCGAAGCTTTTAATGCACAAAAAGCTTTCGAACGCGCATTCCAAATGCCGGAATCTTACACGAAGCAGCTTTCCGGACTGCATGACCAATTAGCCATCACGGGCGTTTCCATGGCCGAATTAACAGAGGGGACCGGCCACCTTATTAATAATGTTACAGACTTTACGATGGCCAGCGCAGGCCAGCAACGAGCGCTCCAAGAAACAACGGCTCGATTGGGCGAACTCGGAGTAGCTTCGTCGGATGTGGCTACTGGTGTTCAAAATTCGATGAAGTACTTCAGCCAATCTATCGAAGGGGCTGAACAAACGGCTAGCGAGCTTTTTAGTGTGGCCAAAGAGCTTCAAGTGGTGCCTGGAGAAATGGCTGCACAATATGCAGCGATGGGTCCGCAATTAGCCAAGTTTGGTCGCGAAGGAATCAGCACTTTCAAAGAACTATCTCGAATTCAAAAGTTGACAGGCATGGAGATGAGTAAAGTTATTCAGATTACTTCAAAGTTTGATACATTTGAAGGAGCAGCCGAAGCTACTGGAAAACTCAATGCAGCGTTAGGCGGCAACTTTGTCAATGCAATGGATATGATGATGGATACGGATCCGGCATCCCGCTTTGACACGATCCGAAGCGCTATCGAAGATGCCGGTTTATCTTTTGATACAATGTCTTATTATCAGAAGCAATTCTACACGGACGCTTTAGGGCTGTCAGATGTGGGAGATCTGGCATTAATGTTAAGTGGTCGCACCGATCTGATGACAGACTCTACACAAGCGAGTGCCGCGTCTCAAGTGGAAATGGCAGAGAAAGCCCAAAAAGTAATGAATATCTCAGATCAATGGAATGCTATACTAGCTGAGAACTCCGACGAGATAATCCAGGTAATGCATGGTATCCAGGGGATTGTAAAGGGGTTGATGCAGTTCGCGCCATTAATACGGGTTCTTCTTCCTCTGTTGGCGACTTATAAAGTGGCAATGGGCTCCATAGCTATAGCTAATCTTCTCTTCGGCAAAACCGCCGTTACGGCAAGACTAGGAACCATGGGATGGACGAAAGGTCTTTTCCTCTTTGCCCTAGGACTCTTGGCTGTTAAATTAGGACTGATGATGGCGTCACCTTCTCAGCTTGTCCTCGCTTTAGTAGCTTTTGGAAGAGCGATGTCTGTTAATGCAGCCGTTTTAAGTAAGGCCGGCCCCGC